ATGAATAGACATCAAAAAAGAGAAATTGAAAGATTAAGAGACATTGAAGGTTGGTCCTTTGGTGCAATAGCTAAACATATGGGACTTGCTAAAAGTACTGTATCATCACACTTTTTAAGAAGAGAAAAAAAGAAATTAGAAGATGAAGAACCTGAAGATCCAAATAAAACTTACTGCCTTTGTTGTGGGAAGGAAATCAAGCAGACCCCTGGAAAGAAACAAAAGAGATTCTGCGATAAAAGATGTAATGATATCTACTATAACTTGATGAAAAGAAATAAAATTAATAATAGTAATGATTAGAGCAGACGTTTCAAAACGTTGGGCGATTTTAGGGTGTGTGTTCGCTTATTATTAATTTCTTGGGTTTGTGTTTGGTCTCGAGAAATAAAGCGAACGTGTGGGCTTTTTTATTTGATATCAAAAGTTTCGTAGAATATTATCGTTATATGGTGGAAATTATGATGAAAATATGTTATAATCTGTTATAATGTTTTATAATGTGTTTTATGGAGGAAGATATATGAATATTAATTATCCTGCTACTTTAATAAAATTAAGAGCAATACTTAATCTATCTCAAACATCATTAGCTGAATTGTTAGATGTTTCTTTCGCATCTGTTAATAGATGGGAAAATGGGAAATGTGAACCTACCATAATAGTTAAGGAAAAAATAAGATTACTTTGTGAAGAGAAAAATATAAAAATGGAGGTAAAGCATGAAGACTAATATTAATTACGCTTTAGTTGAAGAAACTAGACCCCCATTGTATACTTGTATGAAGTATTGGGGTAAAAAGCCTCATAATATATGGCGTAATTATATTGAAACATATACTCCTAAAAAAGGAATTTATATGGATCCTTTTGCTGGTAGTGCCATGTGTGCATTTGAAGCTTTTTTCTCAAAAAGAAAATGTTGTGCTTTTGACATTAATCCTTTAACGTCTTTCGTTATTGAAACAATCACTTCAAATTATAATGAAGATGAATTTATAACAGAAGTTAATAGTATAGTTGATTCAGTTTTAAATGATCGTACATTTAAAAAATTATATCTTTATCGAGATGAAGGCATGGTTCATAACGTTAAATGGGATAATGGTAAAATATATGAAGTGTGTATAGATAATTCAAAAAAGAAAGAAAGAAAATGTTTAACTCCAACTAATTTAGATTTGGAGGCATCAAATACGGAAATAGACTTTACTGGATTGGAATATCCTACTAATAAGTTTAGAGATGCTGAAAGTTTTACGATGACATTTTTAAATGATATTGGTGATTCATATGAAAAATTGTATACAAAAAGAAACTTATATGTATTAGCTCTTATTTTTAATCAAATTAGAAAAATTAAAAAAGAGTCGTTGCAAAGTCAGTTGCTTTATGGGTTTATTCAAACGGTTCATCTGTCAACAAAAATGTGTGTCCCACGTGGAAAATCAGCAAAGAGGGATTTTTCTACAAGTTGGGGAAGATCTGCATTTATTTCTAGTAAAAAACAAATGGAAATGAATCCATTATTGCTTTTTAAAAATAATTGTATTGGCAAACAATCTGTTCAATCTGCTTTAAGATTCTTTAATGAAAATAAACACAAAAAGCCTGTAATAGCAGATATAAATAAAGTAGAATTTGATTCAAATAGAAAAGTTGATATTTGGTATGGTATTATTGATTCAAAAAATTTAACACAATATATACCAGAAAAATCAATTTCCTTTATATTAACTGATCCTCCATATGGTGGCTTGGTGCAATACTTGGATTTGAGTTCTGTTTGGCTATCATGGTTGTGGCTTATTGACAAAAAATATATACCAAATTATTTAGAAGAGGTCACAATTGGCAAAGGAAAAGACACTACAAATTACTCAGATGATTTATGTGTTGTTCTTGCAAACGCAAAAAAAATACTTGCAGATGATGGTGTGATAGTTATAACTTTTAATAACAAAAACATAAAAGTATGGGATGCTTTATTAAAGAGTATTGCTAACGCTGGATTTGTAATTGAAAAAGTTATACATCAACCAAATAAAAGATCTGGTGAATCTAACGTAGATGATCCAAATGGTGTATCTGCCTCTGATTATTATATTAGATGTAAAAAATCTAATCAAAATAAAGTAATAGTTACAAATAATAACGAAATCGATAATATTTTATTAGAAACAGTTGTGGAGTTAATAAATAATCGTAACGAACCTACTCCATATCAAGTATTATTTAACGGTTTTATTTGTAAGATTTCTCAATTAGGTCTTGATTTAAGTTCATCAGAATCATTTTTAATAGATTTCCTAAAAAAACATAATGGTAAAGAATTAGTAATGATTAAAAATGACATTAATCGTGCTGGTGACTATTGGTGGATAGCTGATAAGAAAGTAGACTCAAAGAGAACTTTAACTTCAAAAGTAGAGAAGTTTATTTTAAAAGTAATAAATGAAATAGACTCAATTAAGTATGAGGAGTTACTTGGAAGAATATACAAGAAGTTTCCAAACGGACTTACTCCTGATTATGACACAATCCAAGAGATGATTAAAAAGTTAACAATAGAAAATAATGGAATATTAACTAGGAGGGTAGAATAATGGCAGAGAAAAAAGAACCCAGATATGATGAGAGAAATCAATTAAATGATTTAACAGGTAAAGAATGGTTATTAATGACTAAGAGTTTTATCTTCTCTGAAAAATGTGCAGATGATAAAGATGCTTTTAAACATCCAGCTCCATTCTTAATCAAAGATATAGAAAAGTTTATTCAAATGTTTACAAAAAGAGGAATGATAGTATTAGATCCATTTATGGGTAGTGGAACAACAGCAATTGCTTCATTTAATACAGGAAGAAGATCTATAGGTATTGATTTAAGTGAAGAATATAGAAGTCTAGCATTTGAAAGATTTTCAAAAAAAGGCATGGTTGAACATAATGATTTTGAATATATTTTAGGTGATTCTTTAGAAATTACTAAAGATATTGAAGAGGTTGATTACATTATTACTAGTCCACCATACCATAATATTTTAAAAAATGATTCTAAAGGTCTTAGAAAAGATAATAGCGAAAAGGGTTATAGATCTGGTTCTAGAATTGGAGTAGAATTTTATTCGGATTTAGATAATGATTTAGGTAACCAAAAAAGTTATCAGGACTTTTTGGAATTATTTAAGCAAATCATGGCTAACTGTTATACAAAATTAAGAAACAAGAAATATTGTTCTATCGTAATAAGTGATTTTACTGTAGATAAAAAAGAAGTTTGTGTACAAGCAGATATTGTAAGATTAATGGAAGAAGTGGGGTTTGTTTTTGTAGGAACAATCGCATTACTTCAAGACAATAAACCATTGTATCCATTCGGTTATCCATTTGCTTTTAAAATAAATCATATGCATCAAAATATTATTTGTTTTAGAAAGGATCAATAATTATGGCTAATGTAATTTCGTATAGTTTTGAGCCTTATAGAAGGACGAGACTAAGTTTTGATACATTTCACAATCAAGTTATAAATATGCCTAGAGCTACTTTTAGTGAAATACCTAATTTGATAAAGTTACTTAAAAGTTTAGCTTCATATATTCTTTTGATTGATGAAGAAATCTTAAGTAAACCAATGAACTGTAAGATGGTTTATGAGAATATCTTTCACAATTATAAAATGGGTATAGTTCCTTCTAAAAATAGAAATTTAGACTTTGAAGAAACATTCCTAAATATAAATGATACTTTCGATAGAGTGTATGATGAAAATGTGTGGAAGATGGGTAGAAGATTCAGACATTATACTGAGCTATTTTCATTTTTTAATATTTTTAAAAGGACATTCAAAAATGGTAAATGGCATAAGCAATTATCTGTTTTTGACGTAGAGTCTTTAAAGGAATTAGAATTAACTGATGAGAGATATTTGTTCGATGTTTTTAGAAATAGAATTTTAAATTTGAATATAAAAGATAATAGTCACATTGTTATTTGCAAAGGCATAAATCTTAATGATGATGCAAATTATAGACCTGCAAGAGCTATTTTAAGATATATTCATAATATGGATAGAGAAGTTACAGATTTTGAAATAGCAGTTTTATTAGGCAGAATTGATGATGTTCAAAAAGAAAATGAAATTTTAATACGAGCAAATAATATTGGTAGAGAGTTACCATACAGTTTAAATAGACAATTAACATTGTTTTTTGATAGCATGTTATGGAAAACATCTGGTGGTGTTAGATATGAGTATGCACAATCTCAAAATCCAGATTTTAAATTCAAAACTTTCCTTATAATGATGGAAACATTCGGATTAATAGAATATGATAGAGAATCCCATTATATTCAGCTTACAGATTATAGTAAAGAACTAGTAAAAGAGGATGTTGCTTTAGATGTACTAGATTTACAAAATTTATTAATCAAGTTAGAAAACGAAAACGAAGATAATAATGAATTAACAAATATTATCATTAATAAGAGAACAGATGCTATCACTAGGGCAATTCAAGAAGATGGCGAACTTTTAGTTAAACTTAATAGACGTAACATAAAATATCCAATTATAAGAAATAATAAGAGAGTTCGTAGTAGACTTATTATGGAAGTTGCTAAGATTAAGGCTAATTACTTAGATGAAGTAACAGGATTAGCTCCATTTGAAAATAGAAGAGGATTGAGTTATGTAGAAGCTCATCATATAATCGAGTTTGGTAGAGAAAATGGTCCTGACATTACAGATAATTTAATTTGTTTAGGACCTGAAAATCATATGTTAATACATCATGGCTCAAGAGAGGATCTAGATGCTTTCTTTGAAGAATGCAGAACAAAAGGCGTTATTACTTATGACCGATTTGCTAAAATTTGTACTGTTTATAAATGTTTAACTAATGAGCATGTTAAAGCATTATATAAGAAAGGAATTATTACAAAGGAAGAAGCGGATAAATTATATGAATTAATAACAATTAATGGAATTGATCCAGTGTTTGTTGAATCATTAAATATTAAAGCTATTGAATTATCATAAAAAAAATAAAAGCCGATTAGGTTACTAAGAATTATCCTTAGTAGCTTAGTCGGCTTTTTTACTTAATCTAAAAGTTCGATTAAATCATCTGAGATTTTTGGTTGATACTTGTCTTTTAGCAAAATTAATTGCTCTTTGCATAGAACATATAAATCATATATGTATGATTCCTTTAACTCAGAAATTAAGTCTTCAAAATATTTTGGTTTTTCTAATATATCTTTAATAGGAATTGAAATCTGATAACCACAAAAATCCAAAGAATCATATTCTGGATCCATAGATGCAGGCTCTGGGGATAATTGTTGATATTCATCATCGTCTACTTCAGGTATGAAAAACCTTTCCTCAGCATATTCTAGATATTCAGTTAAATTATGTAGATTCTTTTCTGTAATATATAAATCATTAAGAACGGATATATATCTAATGATTTTAGAATCAGGTAAACAATCTGTTCCGTAAGCACAGCATCCATGAGTATATGATATAGAAGTAAATGCTTTTGATAGAAAGTAGAAGAAAGCATCGTCGTCTACTGACATAGAAAGGTTTATAACCTCCTCAAGTTTAGGTTTAAATATGTATTCCTCAACAAAAGTAGGTCTCATATCATGCATAAATGGTAATACATTTTCATCATCGAAAAAGAAAACGAATGTTTTACCATCAAATGGAGCAGTTGTTTTAACTTTCCTAGTATCTAGGAATTTAGAAATTGCAGGGTATCTATCAGCTTTTTGTTTAATGAAATATGTTGCACAGAAGTATTCTTGAAATGATCTATGAATAAATCTATACCTTAATCCATCTTTGTAAAGAAGACATATGTGCTTTTCTAAATCTTGTAGGAATTCTCTATACGTAAATGTTTCATACTCGTGTCTATCCTTTTCTTTTAATTGATTAAAAAAAGCTTCAAATTCTTCTTCAGTAAATGAATAAGCATTTTGATAATATGTTACAAAACAAAATTGAATAACGTACTCAAATAATCTTTCTGGTGTTAATTTGGTACTTAGTCCTTTTGCATATTGACCACGACCACTACTATATTTTTCTGATAAAGCATAATAAGCTTTTTTATAGAATAAATGTTGCTGAGTAGGTATTCCAGATTTCTCATACGTTAAAAGCATAATAGATAGTAGAAGTGGGTTAGAACAGAATGGGTATGTTTTAAATAATCTTTTATTTAGTTGATTAAGAAATGTCTCTTTTATTTCTGGTTCATCAGGTCTAAATTCGATTTTTCTAATAAGAGTTAGTGCTTGGATTTTATCGAAGTCATCTAATCTCAAATTGAAGAAAGTGTTTAAATATAAACTATTATCAGTTGGTCTAGACGAAATGATGAATCGATTTTTATTATATCTAGTGGCAAAAATATTTAATGCTTTGTCGAATCCATATACGTATTCTTGTTTAATCTCATCTAAAGCATCAAGTAAAAAGATGCACATTCCATTCGTTAAAAAATAGCGATATGTATCGATAGATATAGGATTTTCTAACAAAGTATTAATTTTATCTAAAGTAAATAATTCTATGTCTTCTTCATTATTATAATCACTTAAATTTATTAAGACAGGAAGCATATGCGAAGTTTTGAAGTTCGCAATTGCATCTAGTGTTAAATGTTTCAACATCATAGTTTTACCTACACCACCACGAGCTTCGATTAATAAATTGTTAGGACATTGAGCAAATAATGTTTTAATACTAACATTTTCAATTTGTACATTTCTTGTGATTGTTCCTGTTTCGGTTTTTGTAGTAGTAGTATATTTTAAATGATTACAAACATATAGGTCATAAAACTTTATTTTTTCACTAGGATTGACAATCGTTTTAATAGAAGAATTAATTGATTTAACTTTATCCAAATAATTTTTAATATTAATCTTTGCGTCATCAGAGAGTTTGTTATATACAAGCTCTCTTTTTTCTATGTCGTCTTTTGTTAATGCATCTGCAATTAAATCGTTATAAAGATCTCTAACATTTTTGAAAACTGCATTGTCTTTATGTTCGTAATAGAGTTCGGCTTTTTGAGCTATTGCTCTACATAATAAATCAAAATCTTTTATCTGTTTTGGTGGAATACCAAAATCATAAAATAAAGATTCAGTTTCGGTCAAGTTATTTTTTAAAAAGTTATAACATCCATCAAACTTAAACCCTTCAGTGAATTCAGTTTTAAGGGATTTAGTAAGACCACGAGTATAGAGTGATTTACTAACAATATCCATAAAAGATTCTGATGTTTCTGTGCATCTAGTACATCCACAAGCTAATAAAAACAGTCTATGAAAATTAACAACATTATCATCATTGTTTTTATTCTTTGCTATTGCTTGTGAGAATAGTGAAAAATTAGATTTTTTTGTTTCTGTTTTTGTTGGCAATATCAATCACCCCTTTCCTAAAATAATGATTTTTAATATGTCCTAAAAGTGTCCTACTGCGTCCTAAATACATCCCATGAAAATTGTCATTTTATGGTTTAAAATATAGTTGTCGATAGGACAAGTTTGCTAATTATATTATATAACTTTTTTGTCCTAATCACAAGAAAAAAGCAAAAGATGTGTCGAATAATGTCTGTTGCTTTAAAGCCTATATGAAGGAGTGCACACCATCGTATTAGGAAGTCCTATCCAAATTCTAGATGCATACGTGTGGAAAGGGCGAAAGCAAATTTAAATCAAGCAAGCAGTGAAACGTATGGACTGTCCTGCAAGTCGAAGGTAACACCTTAAGATTTACAGATATCCAAATTGCAAGCTTGGTAGGTCTTGAGGATTGTTGCCTTTGAAGAAAGGGACAATCTAATGACAAAAGTTGAAAAAGATGAAGTTCTAGCATCTTCGCAAAATGCTAATGAAGAAATCGATTATTCAGTACCAGCTGAAGATCGTCCTTACTACGTTTTTGTAGATGGTCAAAAAATCTGGGTTAATGAAGCCATATATCAACTTTACACAAGAGATGTATGGGCGGAAGAATCGCAAGAAAGATACCACTCACGTTGTAACGTTATAGGAGAAAGAGGTATTAAAAAATGCGATAAGGATTGCAGTACGTGTAGATATTACATGGAACATGGCAGAACAGGAAATGCTGTATCTCTAGACCAGCTAAAAGCAGACTACAACTACGAAGCAGTAGATGAATCATCATCTATACTAGATTCCTTAATAAAGAAGGAATACTACGATGCTTTATGGCTTGCAGTGGACGAGCTTGATGAGATTAGTAGTAAGATTGTACGAATGTATGCAGATAGCTATTCAGACTCTGCTATTGCACGTGAAATCGGAATGAGCCAACCTGCAGTCCGCAAAAGAAAACTAAAGGCGTTTGAAATCTTAAGAGAAAAATTAAAAAGTTTTCATGATTTTTAGTTTTTGGTTATAACTCTCACGCTATTCCTCTTTAACATTTGAGGGATATAACACAGCCCTTAGAAATGGAGGAATAGCAATATGTGTGAACAAAATCAAAAACACGAAAAAGTTACAAAAGATGATGTTATTGAATTCTTACTTGTCATGAGTATCGCAATGAAGCTATTAGCTAAAAGTCTAATGCTTCAATCAGCAAAAGAAATTAATCGTGAGGGAGGAACGCCAGATGGGAAAATGTAAGGAATTATCAATTCTTTTAGATGAACTTGAAACACAAGCTAAAGACATCTTAGAGTCAGTTTCAAGAATTCGTAATATGTTTACATCAACTCCAGAACCAGAAGAAAACCCTAGTGTTTATGATGATGGTTATGGATATGAAGAAACAGAAATTTATGTTAAAAAGCCTATTACTTTAGAAGAAGTAAGAAAAGAACTAGCTGAGATTTCTAGAGATGGAAAAACAGCTGAGGTAAGAGAATTATTAAAGAAATACGGTGCTAAAAAATTATCTGAAGTAAACCCTGATAATTACCAAGCTTTATTAGATGAAGCGGAGGTGCTTAAAAATGGCAAATAATGGTCATGCTTTATTATCAGCTTCAGCATCTCATAGATGGCTTAATTGTCCGCCATCTGCAAGACTAGGTGAGTTTATCGAAGATAAAGAGTCAGAATTTGCTCGTGAAGGTAGTGATGCCCATGAGCTTTGTGAAATGAGATTAAAAGAAGCACTAGGTCAAAATAAACAAATCGGTATGCCATTACTTCAATACTATAGTGAAGAAATGGAAGAATGTGCTCAAAGCTACTCTCAATATATTGTTGATTTATTAAATGAAATTAAGAAGACTTGTAAAGATCCTATTGTTTTAATCGAACAAAAGCTAGATTATTCAAGATTTGTAAAAGATGGCTTTGGAACAGGGGACTGCTTAATTATTGCAGATGATGTGCTTCATGTAATCGATTATAAGCATGGTATGGGAGTTAAAGTTGACGCTTTTGAAAATCCGCAAATGAAATTATATGCCTTAGGGGGCTTAGAGATTTTTGATGGATTATACGATATTAAAAAAGTTTCAATGACTATCTATCAACCACGCCTTTCTAATATTTCTATTTATGAAATGGATAAAGAAGCTTTATACGATTGGGCAGAAAACACTTTAAAACCAATTGCTAGTTTAGCGTATAAAGGTGAGGGTGAATTCGCAAGTGGAAGTTGGTGCAAGTTCTGTAAATGTAAGACGACGTGTCGACAAAGATATGAAGATAATATGAAATTAGCATCTAAAGAATTTAAAGAACCGCCTTTATTAACTGATGAAGATATAGTAGAGGTTTTAAATAAAGTAGATGGACTAGTTGAATGGGCTAATGATGTTAAAGAATATGCACTAAGATGTGCAATCAATGGTAAGAAATGGACTGGCTATAAATTAGTAGAAGGCAGATCCATTAGAAAATACATTAATGATGATGAAGTTATAAAGGTTGTAACAAGTGCTGGATATGATCCTTTCGATAAAAAACTAGTAAGCATTACTGAAATGACTAAGCGTCTAGGTAAAGCAAAGTTTGAAGAATTATTAAAAGGATTAATTATGAAACCAACTGGTAAACCAACGCTAGTTCAGGATAGCGATAAAAGACCTGAATTAAATAATGCAAAATTAGATTTTATGACAACGGAGGAAAATTAATATGTCAAATGAAGTTAAACAAACAACAAGTAAAGTTATTACAGGTAAAAATACAAGATGGTCTTACGCTAATGTGTGGGAACCAAAAGCAATCAATGGTGGAGTACCTAAATACTCAGTATCTTTAATCATTCCAAAAGATGATACTGTTACAATTGAAAAAATCAAAATAGCTATTCAAATTGCCTATAAAGAAGGCGAAGGAAAACTACGTGGAAATGCTAAACAAGTACCAGCATTAACAGCAATTAAGACACCTTTACGTGATGGCGATATTGAAAAACCAGAAGATGAAGCATATAAGAATTCTTACTTCTTAACAGCTAATGCTTTAAGTGCTCCTGGAATTGTTGATAAGGACCGCAATCCTATACTAGATAGAAGTGAAGTTTATTCAGGTGTATATGGACGTGCATCAATCTCGTTTTATGCTTTCAACTCAAATGGTAATCGTGGTATTGCGGTAGGATTAAACAACTTACAAAAATGCAGAGATGGTGAACCATTAGGAGGAAAAGCAAGTGCAGAATCAGACTTCGCAACTGATGATGTAGATGACTTCCTTGATTAATACATTAAGTATCGATATTGAAACATTTTCATCAAATGACTTATCCAAATGTGGTGTTTATAAATATGTTGAATCAAATGACTTTGAAATATTGTTATTTGCGTATTCACTAAACGGTAGTGAAATTGAGGTGGTAGATCTAGCAAATGGTGAGGAAATACCACCTCATATTATTAATTTAATAAAAGATGAAACTTGTATAAAGTATGCTTTCAATGCTTCATTTGAAAGAGTAGCGATAAGTAGATATCTTAATCTTCCAACAGGTACTTATCTAAATCCTGAAAGTTGGAAATGCACAATGATATGGAGTGCCTACTTAGGACTACCTTTATCTCTAAAAGGAGTAGGTGAGGTTTTAAAACTTGATAAGCAAAAGTTATCAGAAGGAAAGAACCTTATTACTTATTTTACAAAGCCATGTAATCCAACAAGAGCTAATGGCGGTAGAACTAGAAATTACCCTCGTCATGATATGGTAAGATGGCGTACTTTTAAGGAATATAACAAACGAGATGTAGAAGTAGAAATGGCTATTCAACAAAAGCTTTCTAAATTCCCAGTACCAGATTTTGTATGGGAGGAATATCATATCGACCAGCAAATTAACGATAGAGGTGTTTTAGTAGATTTAGCATTAGTGAAATCAGCTATTTCTATTGATGCTAAAGTCAAAGATGATCTAACTCGTGTTATGCAAGATTTAACTGAACTTGAAAATCCAAACTCTGTAATGCAGGTTAAAATGTGGCTTTTAAAAAACGGAATAAAGGTTGAAAGTTTAGGAAAGAAAGATGTTATTAAATTAAAAAATGACATTACTAATGAATCGATTTGTGAAGTCTTAGGAATAAGACAACAACTATCTAAATCATCAATTAAGAAATACCAAGCTATGAAAAATGCGATATGTAGCTCAGGACGAGTTTACGGTATGTTTCAATTCTATGGTGCTAATAGAAGTGGCAGATGGAGTGGGCGTCTGGTCCAGCTCCAAAATTTGCCACAGAACCACTTACCAGATTTAAGTGTTGCTCGTGATTTAGTAAAACAGGGTAACATCGATGCTCTAACTATGCTTTATGAAGATATCCCAGATACTTTGTCTCAACTTATAAGAACTGCATTTATAAATAAACCTAATAAGAAGTTTATCGTATCAGACTTTTCTGCTATTGAAGCACGTGTTATTGCGTGGCTTTCAAATGAAACTTGGCGTATAGAAGCATTTAAAAATGGTGCTGATATTTACTGTGCTTCTGCATCTAAAATGTTTAATGTTCCTGTTGAAAAACATGGAGTTAATGCTCATTTAAGACAGAAGGGTAAGATAGCGGAATTAGCATTAGGATATGGTGGAAGTGTAGGTGCATTGAAATCAATGGGTGCTCTTGAAATGGGACTTGATGAAAGTGAACTAGCACCACTTGTTAAGTCTTGGAGGGATGCCAACCAAAATATCACGAAGCTATGGTGGGATATCGATAGAATTACTAAAAAGGTTGTAAAAGAAAAATCACTAATTAAATACAAGAATTTAGTATTTGAATATAGAAGCGGTTTTCTATTTATAGAACTTCCTAGTGGTAGAAGACTTGCTTATGTTAAACCTCGAATCATTATAAATGATTTTGGGGATGAGTCCATTACTTATGAAGGTGTAGGAAACTCTAAAAAGTGGGAACGCATCGAAAGTTATGGACCAAAATTTGTCGAGAATATCGTACAAGCAATTTCTAGAGATATTCTTGCTTATTCAATGAAAACATTAAAAGACTATTCAATCGTTATGCACGTTCATGATGAACTAGTAATAGAAGCAGATAGTAATGAAAACTATGACGAAATATGTCGAAAAATGGCAATAGTACCATCATGGGCTGAAGGTTTAATCCTTAGAGCAGATGGATATGAAACACCATTCTACATGAAAGATTAAGGAGGATTAAACTAATGATAAACTTCGATATTTATCAAAGTAATAAAAGAGAAGATGCATCTTGTTGCTACCATAATAACCATATTGTTGTCACTGATGTTGAATCATTAAAAAGAGCAGTTTCTAAAGATTATGTTACTGCTAAATATAAAGATAACTATAGAGAGGGTAGTAACTTTATAAGTGCTAACTGCCTTCCTATGGATATTGATAATGACCATAGTGATGATGAATCAGCATGGATAACACTTGATCTATTTAAAGCAGAGTTTGAAGGTGTGTGTTTTGCTATTCAGTATTCTCGTAATCATATGAAAGAGAAAAAAGGAAAGAAAGCGAGACCAAAGTTTCATGTACTATTTCCACTTAAGAATGAAATCACCAAAGCAGAAGCCTACAAAAGTATAAGAGAAAGAATAAACAAAGTATTTCCATTTTTTGATACTAATACATTTGATTCTGCAAGATGCCTATTTGGTACTTTAAATCCAGAAGTAGAAATTATTGATGGTGATAAAGATATAACTGAGTTTTTAGAAGATTACGAGGCTTTTGAAAACTATTCAGGAAATAAAACAACACTTGTTATTAAAGAAGGTTCTAGAAATTCAACAATGTCAAAGTATGCTTCAAGAATCATTAAACGCTATGGTGATACTGATGAAGCTAAAGATGCCTTTTTAGAAATAGCAAGTAAGTGTGAACCTCCACTTGAAGATAGTGAACTAGATCTTATTTGGAATAGTGCCACTAAGTTTTATAGGGAAAAGGTATTAAAATCTAATGGTTATATTCCACCAAGCAAGTATAGTACTTTAAATCCTAATAGCACTGAAATAAAAAAGGTTAGAGATATGTTTGTAACAAATGATAAAGGTGGAATAGTTAATTCATCTGTAAATGTTGCAATTATACTTGAAAACGATTCTTCATTTAAAAACATAGCTTATAATGACTTTTCTAAATTTATTGAAATCACAGGACCAGTACCATGGGAACCTAATGGACAAGTCCCTAGAACTTGGACTGATAATGATACATCACAATTAAAATACCTACTTGAAAAAAGATATTCACAATTTAAAACTGATTCATTTGAAACAGGATTCCGTAAAGTTACTTATGATAGAAGATTTCATCCAGTTAAAGACTTTCTTAACTCATTACCTAAATGGGATGGAATAAAGCGTGTTGAAGATGTGTTTATTAAATGTCTTAAAGCTGATGATACAGATTATGTAAGGTCAATTAGTAAGAAGGTATTTGCTGGTGCTGTTGCAAGAATTTATGAACCAGGGACTAAGTTTGATTCAATTCTAGTTTTAGATGGTGAACAGGGTATTGGTAAATCTACATTAATTAAAGATTTAGTTAGCGATAAATGGTTTACTGATGCACTTGCATTAACTGATGTAAGTGATAAAACAGGTGCAGAAAAGATACAAGGTTATTGGCTTATTGAAATTGGTGAGCTTGCTGGTATGAAGAAAGCTGACATTGTAAAGGTAAAAGCTTTTATTTCATGTTCTGATGACAAGTATAGACCATCTTATGGAAGAACAGTAGAACGTCATCCTAGACAATGTATTATCTTTGCTACCGTAAATGGTCAAAGAGGATATTTACGTGATATCACAGGTAACCGTAGATTCTGGATTGTTAAGACTAGACAAAAAGAGAAAAAGAAATCGTGGGAGTTTGACGATGCTTGGAGAGAACAATTCTGGGCGGAAGCGAAGGAACTTTACCTTAAAGGTGAAAAGCTATACTTGGAGGGTTCTACTTTAGTAGAAGCGGAAAAGCAACAAGCTGATGCTATGGAAAAAGATGATCGTGTTGGTATTGTTGAAGAATACCTTAATACGTTAGTTCCTGATGATTGGAATAGTATGTCTATCTATCAAAGAAGAAACTACCTAGATGGTGATGACATAACTGCAAAAGGAACACATAAAAGACTTACAATCTCTAATATTGAAATTTGGTGCGAGTGTTTCAAGAAGGAAAAGTCTGAAATGAAATCAGCAGACTCCTATGCTATATCTGCAATTATGCTTCAAGTCGAAGGTTGGGAAAAGACAGAAGATGTTAAAAAACTCCCAATTTATGGACGTCAAAGAGTGTACAGGAGGTTAAAGTCCTAGTACACAAGTCACAACTAGACACAACTTTTTCTTATATTAATATTTTGAGTAAATATATAAAAATACACAAAAGTAATATATAGGAAATTCTTGTGTCAGTTGTGTCACTTGTGTCATTTATGACGGAATTTTATGGCAGAAGAAAGTAAACTAGAACAAAAATTAATAAAAGCAGTTAAGAGTTTAGGAGGTTTAGCATTAAAGTTTGTAAGTCCTGGATATGATGGTGTGCCAGACAGATTAATATTAATTGCTTATGGCAAAGTTGCATTTGTTGAAGTTAAAGCACAAAATAAAAAACCTAGAAAGCTTCAACTTGCAAGAATTAGAAAAATAAGAAGTCTAGGATTTAAAGTTTATATCTTAGATGATGAAAAACAAATAGGAGGAATTATTGATGAGATATGTACCACATGAGTATCAAACATATGCAACAAACTTCATAGAGAATAATTCAATATCTGCATTACTTCTTGATATGGGATTAGGTAAGACAGTGATTACTTTATCAGCTATTAATAATCTTTTATTTGATTCATTTGAAATACACAAAGTTTTAATTATTGGACCATTAAGAGTAGCACAGCATACTTGGATGGATGAAATAAAAAAGTGGGATCATTTAAGTGATCTAAAAGTATCGATTGCAATAGGTGATGAAAAAACCAGACTAAATGCTTTAAAACAAAAAGCAGACATATATATCATTAATCGTGAAAATGTGCAGTGGCTTGTTGAAAAGTCTAAGTTAAGGTTTGATTATGACATGATTGTGATTGATGAATTATCATCATTTAAAAATGGTAAATCTAAAAGATTTAAAAGCTTACTTAAAGTTAGAAGTTTTGCAGATAGAGTAGTTGGTTTAACTGGCACAGTCTCACCTAATGGACTTTTAGATTTATGGGCTGAATATAGAGTGCTTGATTTAGGCAAAAGGTTAGGTAGATTTATAACTCATTATCGTGATGCTTACTTTCAACCAGATAAAAGAAATGGTCAAATTATATTTTCTTATAAACCACTACCTTTTGCAGAAGAAACAATCTATGACAAAGTATCTGATATCACTATTTCTATGAAAGCAATCGACCACTTAAATATGCCTGAGCTTATTAGTAATGAGTATAAAGTGTATATGAGTGATGATGAAAGAAATATATATGATGAATTAAAGAAGCATTTAGTTTTAGAGTTTGATGATGAAGAAGTAACAATAGCAAATGCTGGTGCTTTATCAAATAAACTATCACAACTTGCTAATGGTGCAATTTATACAGATAAAAGTATTGTTAAGAAAGTTCATGAAAGAAAACTTGATGCATTAGAAGATTTAATTGAAGCACAAAATGGTAAACCTGTACTTGTTGCTTATTGGTATAAACATGATTTTGAAAGAATCAAAGAAAGGTTAGATTCACTAAAAGTAAAATACTTAAAACTTGATACTGAAGCATCTATTAGAAAATGGAACAATAAAGAACTTGAAGTAGGTCTTATTCATCCAGCATCTGCTGGTCATGGATTAAATCTTCAAAGTGGTGGTTCTACGATTATCTGGTTTGGTTTAACTTGGAGTTTAGAACTTTACCAACAAACCAATGCAAGACTTTATAGACAGGGACAAAAGTCATCAACAGTAGTTATAGAGCATATCGTAACTGATGGAACTATTGATGAACAAATATTAAAAGCTTTAAAAAATAAAGATAAGACACAACAAGCATTGATCGATGCTGTTAAGGCTAATCTTGGAGGTAGCAAATGACAAACAGTGAGAAGTTAAGAAATGTACTAAGGTACAGAAATAAAATAAATAATCAAATTAAATTAATTGCTTACTATGAACAAATGTCTTATACGCTTGGAGGTATTGACTATTCTGTTGAAAGAGTAGATAGAACAAGAACCTTTGAAGCACCATTTGAAAAGTGGATTTATAAGCGAATTGAGGCAGAAGAAAAATTAGAAGTAATGAAACAAGAATTAAATAGATTAATCGATGAAGCTGGAGCTTTAATTGAAAAATTGGATAATGAAGATTATAAGATGATTCTTACTGGAAGATACCTTCAAGATAAGGATTGGGACACTATAACTCATTATGTTCATTTATCAATTGCAACCACTTATAGATATCATAAAATGGCATTAAAAGCATTAGATAAAATTGATAGTCGCTGATAGTTAATGATAGTTAGTGATAGTTTGCAATAATGTCAATATGTGGTATAATGGTATTGTGGAAAAGTAGATAAAAACGAACAACAATTTTAACGCTCATAGCGTAACTGCTGTGGGCTTTTTATATTCCATAAATGGAGGTGAAACTGTGGCTTATAATGGAAAAGACCTATTTCAAGAATGGAAAGATACAGGTGTCTTACCAGATGTCTTAAACTTTATAAAAGAATCATCAAGAAAATTAATAAGCCAAGCAGAGATGTGTAGGCATTTAGGAATTCATGAATCCCAATTTTCTAGATTGAAGAAGAAATATCCGATAATTGAAGAAACAATGGTTAAAGCAAAGTTGGATCTAAAAAGAGATTTAATTGGTGCTATGTATAAAAAAGCTTTAGGTTATGAAACCATAGATGAAGAACAATACATTGAAGATAAAGGATCAGGGAAAGAGCAAAAGCGTAAAATCCATAGAACAAAAAAACAAGTACCACCTGATTATAAGGCTATCGTATATCTATTAAATAAAAACTTCGGACGTGAGTATTCAGACAAAGCAGAAGAATTAAACATGATGGAAAAGAAATTACACTTGTTAGAAAAGGAGGAATGGAATAATGCAGGAACGAATGCAAATGAAGATTCTGATGATGAAGACATCGGAGCTTAAGGAATATGAAAATAATCCTAGAATTAATGATAGTGCTGTTGAAGCAGTAGCTAATTCAATTAAAAATTTTGGTTTTAAAAATCCAATTATTATAGATGAAAATAATGTTATTGTAGCAGGTCATACAAGACTTAAGGCTTCTAAAAGACTAGGTTTAACAGAGGTGCCATGTATAGTTGCTAGCGATTTAACAGAAGAACAAATAAAAGCATTTAGACTAGTTGATAATAAAACAGCTGAACTTGCTTCTTGGGATTTAGAGAAGTTAACTGATGAACTTTCATTTATTGAAATGGATATGATGCAGTTTGGGTTTGAAGATTTAGAAAAGGAACTAGATAGGGATGTTGTTGAAGATGACTTCAATGAAACTGATGAACTTCCTGTTAACCCTTATGCTAAAAAAGGAGACATCTTTATTCTCGGAAGACACCGTCTTATGTGTGGTGATTCAACTTTGGCAGAGGATGTTTCAAAGCTTGTTAATGGTGTAAAAGTAGATATGATCTTTACTGATCCACCTTACAATGTTGACTATGAAGGTTCTAATGGATTAAAGATTCAAAACGATAAACAAAAAGATGAAGACTTCTTTAATTTCTTAACTAAAGCATTTAATAACATGTTTGAAAATATAAAAGCTGGTGGTTCTATTTATTGTTGCCATGCAGATACTGAAGGACTAAATTTTAGAACAGCTTTTAAAAATGCAGGTTTTAAATTAGCAGAATGTTTAATCTGGGTTAAAAACTCTTTAGTACTTGGTAGACAAGATTATCATTGGCGTCATGAACCAATTCTTTATGGTTGGCGTGAAGGTGCAAGTCATTATTTCATTGATGATAGAACACAAGATACTATCTGGGAATATAACAAACCAAAAGCTAATGATTTACATCCAACGATGAAACCACTAGAGCTTGTTGGTAGAGCAATTAAGAATTCATCTAAAAAGGATGATAAAATTTTGGATTTATTTGGAGGTAGTGGTTCCACTCTTATCGCATCTGAACAAGTAAGTAGAAGTGCATATTTAATGGAACTTGATGAAAGATATGTAGATGTTATAGTTAAACGCTATTTAAGATTTATGCAATCGAATGAAGATTGTTATTTAATTCGTGATGGCGTAACTACACCAATTAGTAATATCAAAGATTATGATGTTGAATTTACTGATTTGATATTATCTTAATAATGCAATTCAGGAAATAAGAGTAAACTAGTTAAATTTTTAATTTAAAGGAGTAAAAACAGTATGAAAATTATATCAAGTGAAGCAGTGTTTAGAGGTCATCCAGATAAAATCTGTGACCAAATCTCAGACGCTGTCTTAGACGAGTGTCTTAAACAAGATAAGACTTCAAGAGTTGCGATTGAGACACTTATTAAAAATGATTTAGTAGTTATTGCAGGTGAACTTACAACTAATGCAGTAATTGATTTTAAGAAAATAGTAAGAGATGTTTTAAGTTCATTAGGGTATGAAAACCTAGCAAACTTAAAAGTTCAAGTAGAAGTATCAAAGCAATCAAATGATATCGCATTAGGTGTAGATAAAGATGGTGCTGGTGATCAAGGAATTATGTATGGCTATGCAACAAATGAAACAAAAGAGCTTATGCCACTTTCTATTGTTTTAGCACGAAAGATTGCAATTAAAATGGATGAACTTACAAGTCAAATTAGAGAACTATTTGGGGCAGATGGTAAATGTCAAGTGAGTGTAGCTTATGATGATTTTGGTAATCCACTTAAAGTTACTACTATTGTAGTAAGCCAACAAACAGCT